TACTTGATGCTGTTAACGCGATGAAGGACGCGGAAATTATCATGGTCGAGTATAAGACAACAATGTCCAAGCTTCACCAGCTCTACAAGGAATTGGCCGAGGAGGAAATCCCTCGGATTCGCAGTGCCATTGACCGCCTTTCCAAAAAATGTCAGGAATCTTCGCTCCCTGAAATCCGCAAACTTTTTGCGGAAAACTTGGCGGCAATCAACGAATCGAAAAAAGAGGTTAATGAGCCCGCCGAGATACCCGCCGAGATACCCGCCGAGATACCTGCCGAGGAACCGGTTTACGAAGAAATTTTGGAGCCTGCTCAGAGCTTGGCTGAAAGCTTTGTTGGAACTGTAGATACTCAGAGCGAAATTTTGAATGATAATTCCGTTGCGAATTATTTACAAAAATTGAAAACATTGAACAAAAAAAAAATAAATTAAATAAAATAAAAAGTTGTCAATGGCCGGTGTAAAAGATATTAATCTAAGGGTTCTGACGGTGAAGGGAATTTTCTTTACCAAGCTTTTTAAGTCGCAAAAGCAAGAATACGGCAAAAAAATTGAAATTCAAAGCGAAGAAGATTTACTGGATAGACTAAGACTGCTCTGCCTGACAAAGGAAGAAGTGTGCCGAATCACCGAGTATGGTAATAAAACTAATTGGGACAACAAGGGACTTAAGATCGAAGAGGTAATTAAATTTATTAAACAAGCTAAAGGTATTGTCTGTGAAATGGAATTGGTTGATTGCGCTAAAAAGATTTGCGATGAATTGTGCCTTGATTTGTCGACGGAACAAGCAAAGAAATTAATTATTCTCGCTACAAATCTAGTTTGTAAAAAAGGATCACATAAGCCATTTCCTTATACTAGCCGATCGCAAATGCGTAAACTTCTTTGCTGTGCTCCTACTCAAAACTGGCACTGTCCAGTAATTCCAACTAAATTACAGAAGAAGTACGGTTATAAAAATGTTGATGAAACCGGTAAAGTAACTGTAGCAAATAATGGTGATACCGACACAGAAAAAAACATTATAACATCATGGCAATCAATTAGCTGCAGCGAAGCGTATAAAGGTCTTACACCAGAAGAAATACAGAAAAGAATTGAGGACATTACTAATAAAAAAGTACAAGAAAAAGAAGAAAAAAAGAAAAATAAAAAAATTAAGTGTGATGATAGCAGCAGCGATAGCGACAGTGACAGCGACTGTAGCAGCGACAGTGAAAGCGACTGTAGTGACAGCGATAAAAAGAAGAAAAAGAAAAAGAAAGCAAAAAAGCTAAGAAAATTATTATGCGCCTCGTCCGACATTAGCAGCAGCAGCAGCAGCAGTTCGTGTACGTCAATTGGAAATTCCGAGTGCACTGTTGATTCGTCCGATTGCTCCTCACTTACCTCGGTGTCTAACGGCAAAAAGGCCATGAAGGTTGATTGTACGGAGAGCGATGTTATGCGGGAGATTGACCCGTGTGAAATCATGGGAACTCAGCTCGTCTGTGAGCCCAAGATTAACATGAAGCGCTTTTGCCAGATCTGGAAAAAGAAGGGAGTCGATGCTGTCTGCTCGGACGGAGACATGCGACGGGCCTTTAAGGAATGCAATAAAAAGGAGGGCTGCACCCCGTCCAAGGCGAATGACATTGCCAAGGATATTATGAAGAAAAAATCTCGCTCGCGATCTTCAAAACGCCGATGCTAATAAAAGAAATTTTAATGGAATTCAAATTTTACGTTAAGTCTCGGCTTCGCTTTTCTAAGCCGCTTGACACCAAGCCCTGCGCGTTTAACAATTGTCCCCTACTGGTAACAATTGGACTGCCCTATTGTCCGCAACACATGCGCACCGAGTGCCGACTCGAATTGCGACCCTCAACAGTGCCCGGGGCAGGTCTGGGACTTTTTGCAGTGGGTCAAGGCTTTCAGCCGGGAGAGTTTATCGCGCAATACACCGGTGACATAATTGACAAGCGTGAACTAGAAAGACGCTACGGTAAATACACCGCACCGTACGCAATTTTACTGAAAAAAAATGTGTGCATTGATTCGGCGACGCACCGAAGCATTGCTTCGCTAGTCAATCACCGGCCAGTGTCTTTGGTTAATTCCAGGTTCAAATGGCTTTATATGCGGAATCCGCAGGGCATTGAGTTGTGCGCTACAAAGCGCATACAGAATGGCGAAGAAATTTTTGTAAATTACGGACCTAACTACCGGTTACACGAAAAAAACTCGAGCTATACAACAAGCTAATAAAATATATTTTTTTAAAAGATGAATTTTTTATTATGAAAATTTAAACGGATTATCTAGGCCATCAACAATGCAGGGCCTTCGTAAGCAGAGTCAATTGTATGCTTATTCGCGAAGGCAATACCACCTAGACCTTGGCGATACTTAAACACCTGCCAGTTGCGTGCGAAGATAATGTTCTCGACTTGCTCAGCAGTGTTGCCATTAGGAGGCTGAACAAGGTACTGTTGGTGCGAGAAGATAAATTCAGCGTTATCAATTCGCGAAAAGTTACAAGAACCAGTGGGCTGCATCTTTTCGGGCTCTGTGGCAAACGAAAAATTGTAGATAAAGTTATCGGGGATGTCCGTGTGCCACTGGTAAGGAACGACCAACCGGAAGTAGCGGCCCTCACGGCGACTAAAGCGGTCGTTTCCGTTCAGGATGAGCTGGACGTAGTCAATGGGGTCCCGGTTATAGACACCGGCATAATTGAAATAATTATTGACCTCGACCTGGCAGCGGCGTCGCACCGCCCAGATGAGCTCGATGACCGGGTGATTGAAGTTGATAGCGATGTGAGCCTGGGGAGACGCGGTCATCGGCATAGTGAAGCGCTGCACCGCATTCATGAGCTGCTCAAAACTTGAGGCGGCGAATCGGTCACGCTCGGCACGGTCCAGGTACACATAGAGACCCTCGAAATTAACGGTAATATCGGTGTCGACGACGGGAGCACCGGTCGTGCAATTTAGGACACAAGCTGGGTCGGCCTGGGCGACGGGGGGCGAGATCTGAATGCAGCGCTTGAGCTGGGCCAGCTGGCAGATGATCTGCACAGTGTGGAACTGAAGCGACACAAGGGCCAGGGCGTTACCGGTGTTATAGGTAAACCAAAAGGGCAGGGGAACATAGAGGGTTCTAGTGTACTTGGAGTCGGCCACAAGCTGGGCCACAGTGAACCGCTTTCCAATCATCTCCAGGAGACGCTTTCCGGGCTGGCCCGAAAGCTCCTCCCACATGAAGAGGTAGTCGTTGTACATTGTGTCGATGACCTGGCCACCGATCACGACACTGACACGCTCCGCCACAAACTGGCCAATCGCATTGACCCAGTGACAGTAGGGCAGCTCAAGGCCGGTACAGGCATCGGCGGTCGTGGCAGGTGGCACGTCATTGGCCACACCGCACCCAATATTGGTAGGGTCACAGGGGCCAACCTCGACGCCGTCACCGCAAGGGTCACAGGGGTTAAAGTAGGGGAATGACTGGGAGCCACAATTGACGCCCTGCGGTGAGTTACAGGCAGTGATGCCGGGAATAGTGATCTGGAGGTAGGCAAAGTGGAGGAGATCGCCGGTCCTATTCAGATTAACCTGGACCTCAGAGCCGAACCGAGCGCCCACAATGTTCTGGCAGATAGGCTCAAACACGAAATGAGTGTGCTTGGCGTAACGAAAGCGCCACAGAGTAATAGTGGGATTCTGTGAGAGAAATTTATCCATGGCGCCAAGACTGACGAGTTGAGTGAGAGTTCCTTGACTCGAAGCACCGAAGCAAGAAGACATATTTGAAAGACAGTGATTATTTTTTTATGAATGCAATATAAAAAAAAAGATTTTTTTTTTTTTTTTTTTATAAAAATTTATTATCTCTCAGTCTTTAGCTTCACATTATACTTGGCCATATTGCGGCGCAACTTCAAGACATAGGCTCTGCTGTCGCTCAGTTCCCGGACGTAGACCTCCATCGAGGTCATGGGCTGACTGTCGGGCGACACCCTGATCAGATCCGTGATACTGTCCCCAAAAGACATAAGTAACTCGTGGGCTCTGGCGATGCGACACCGCTCCTTCCATTTGTACTCGGAGAGCGCGGCTTTGCCTGGGGCATTATCATACTCGTCCAGAGGCCGCAGTGCCAGGCCCGAATACTCGGACTTGAGAAACCCAGACTTCTCCAGGTCTTCTTCGGCGAAAACCCGGTTATCTCCGTCGGGCCGCGCCGTCACAAAAAATACCTTGATCCCGTTATCTATCGCCCACCGGTAAATTTTATAAGACACTGTGACTTTATGCGATCTCTCCGGCTTATTTACAGACTTTGTGTGGTTATAGATCACAGTGGCATCAATGTCAAACACAATGGCCGGCGGTAATTTGGACCTGACCCTGGACCTGGCTTTCCGTTTCTCCATGAGCCACTGAAGCACCTCGAACCCCTTCTCCAGGGCCGTGCTGTTTGACAGGTACCCGAGCGGCTCAAACATCACTATATCGTGTCGGGACCGGGGAACCTCGTCCTTCAGCTTCACACAGTTCTGCGGATTATTTTCCCCGATCAATAGGTACCAGGCCTTGCTGGAGTCCAGGTTCTCCAGCACTTCCCGGAACGGAGACTTACTAAGGTTAACGAGGTCGGACACCTGGTCCCCAAGCGACATCAGTATGGTACTGTGCCTGGTTATACTGTCGCGCACCGCCTCCTTGTACTGGGAAATGGTCTCGGAACTCACTACATCGCTTGGCCGCTGGGGCCTCATGTATAGCTCCGTGTAGGGCACAAGCTTCAACCCCGCTAGCTCGGATATGGTGCGCTGTTCATTTTCCTGGAAGTGAGGGCGCGCCGTCACAAAGTAAACCTTAATGTTATTTCGTATGGCCCAGTTAAAAATGGCCAGTGCCATTGGAATTACAATCCGCTGGGAGCCGCAGGGCGAGTTCTGGATTACGGTGCCGTCGATGTCAAACACTATGGCTTTGCTCTGCGCCCGGACTTCGGCAAAAATTTCCACGAGTCTCTGGAGCGCATACTGGAGCACTACTTTATTTTTGCTGTCTGTGTGCTTAATAATTAGCTGTGAACTCATTTTCTATATATTATTTATTAAAAAAAATTTTTTTCTCTTCCTCAGATGGATTGGTTCAGGCAATTTTTATACCCGGCTCCCACCACAATCCCGTCACCCAGCGCTTCGGCACACAGCGAGGGCACCCCCGGGTCCCCGTAGCACTGGTTCGCCATCGGCACGAGCGCCGTCGTTACCGGGGGCTGTCGGCTCAGCGCATAGTCACGCATCGCCACCGCCCGAGACTGGGGGTAGCCGTCGAGCGCTGCCGCATTGATCCGGTTAATCCGAGGAGCCAGTGGACTCAGCGGGTTCACTATCGGGATCCGGTCCACTTCGTTGCAATACTTGGACTCGAAAGTCCCCCAGCACATCACCCCGTCGGGCCACCGTTCGTCGCATCCGTACACCGGCTTCGACACCGGGCCCCAGCACTGGGTAGTGTACTCTTCGCCAAGCCCGGTCTGGAACGGCGGTATGCTCCAATTGTCTATTCGTGGCATTTCGGGTTTTTTTTATTATATTATTAATATATTTTATATTATTATTAATATTTTTTTTCACCGTTGCGACATATCATAAGGGTCGTCCTGGTGCGGCTTACACTGGCCACTCAGAGGCTCCGGAAAACCCACCAGTCCCTGCGGGTAGCCAACGGCCCCGGGCATCATTAGAGGCAGCGCGAGCCGGGGCGACGGCGCCATCATTGGACCGATGCCGTACGCCCCGGGACACGTCTGGGGCCCCAGGTTTCCGAAGAGCGGCCCAAAGAGACCGTTTTGCGCCGGCACAAACTCCCCGTTCAGGGGACTCAGATTAGTCGAATTTTGGTTCCCATAGCCGTCCATCATCACATAGCCCGGCTGAAAGGGTGCCGCGTGAAACGCAGATATAAAATGGGTGTTGCTTTCCACCATCGGCCGGTCTCCTAGACTCTGGGCCTGGGCTTGGCCTTTGGCCCCCGTCGCCGGCATACTCCACGTCGCTTTAAATGGATATTTTAGCAGCATAATTTATTAATATTCTTATTAAAAAAAAAAGTTTTTTTATTTTTTTTTTTATTCAGGAAGGCACTATCACTACCGTCTGACTAAATAGCACTATGCGCCGCTTCGAGTTCGGCCCAATCAGCGCTTGCCGCTTTCGCTTTTCGCCGGACTGCGACAGCGTCTTCTTCTCCAGGTTGATCCGCCGGTAGGTGCTCCGCATGTCTTGCGCGATCCGCACCTTATTCGCCGCGATGAACTCATTGATCCGGAACGTGTAAAACCACCGCACAAAATTCATCTGCGCCACCGTCGAAGTCACTGTGTTTCCGCTCACAGGCACCACAAACCGCACCGGGATTCCACTTACCGTGCGGTTAAACGGATCAAAGAACCGGCGCCCGTGCGCCTCTTTCAGTGCCAGTTCGTAAAGGTGCCGCACATCAGAGTCCCCGACCGGACACGAGTACTTCATCGAGTACGTCGTCATCAGGTAGTCGCACATTCGACCACTCACTCCACTGTCATCCATAAAGGGAACCAGCTGGGTGAGCACCCGGTCCTCCGTAAAATACTCGCCGAGTCGCTCAAAGGTTCCCCGGGCATGCTGCGGAACCTCGGTCCCAGGACGCACTATTAGCTCGAACCTGCCGTGGCTCATTACTTTGTTTCTGCCTGGCTCTTGTGTTTCCCGTAGCTATAAATCACAACCACTGCAATCACTACTACTACTATCGCCACTATCACCGTCTCGCTCCAGTCGCTTTTTTCTTTGTCTTTTTCTTCTTCTTTCGCTTGCATCGGCGCACTCGCCATCGCAGCCGTTTTTTCGAGCTGCGGGTTCCGGCAGTACTGGAGGCACGTTCCCACCGATTGGTGCAGCGGCTGTTTTTCGTTCATCGTGTACTGGGTCACCGATACGCACCGGTTCACCCCGTACTCACCTCCGGCGTTGACGCACTGCCAGCCCATTATGTAGTCCTTCGGGTAGGCGTACCGGTACGCATTGCACTCCTCCGCCGTCCGGAACACCCTGGAACCGTTGCTGTCCGTTGCTTCTGGACTTATCGTCATGTCAACGGTGTCTTGCACTTCGCAGCCCCGCAGCACAACCACTTGCTTAGGCACAAAGGACCATTGGGTCCTTTTTGACTGGTCAATCGGCTGGCGCCACGACGGCATCAGCTCAAAATTCTCCGCCCCCGGATACTCCGGAAACTGAATAACCGCCCGGCTGTAAAACGTCGCAACCGTGAGACTGGTAAAGGCGTCTGAACCGCTTGCCGTCAGTAGCGTGCCCATTTCATTGTCGTCGGCGGTCGTGTAGGCCAGTACCGACCGGTGTAGCACCGTAAAATTATACCGGAAAGCCGACTCAAAAAAGTCGCTCCCCAGCCGCTGAATCACCGTGAGAAACTGGGGCTCTCGGTCATTTTCATTGACCCGGCGTAGTCGAAATGCCGTTCCCGGTGTCAGAAGCTCCCGGGAGTCCGTGGTTCCCCGGTAGCGCTGCTGTGGCGAATGGGCGACGTGGGTCAATGGGGGATTGTGCACCACAAGGATCTCGAAGTACTGGGCGCTGGCGTGATTCGGGCCAAAGGTTGGAAACGGTATGATGCGTTGAACATTGGACCGCTCGTATCGGTCCATGGTTTTGCTTAGAATGTACTCTTGAGTTGCTGTATTATACAGACACACCGTGTCGCCTCCATACAATTGCATCCGGCTGTTTTTTTTTGTGGTTTTTCGTTGCCCAAAAAAAATAAAAATTTTTTTTCCCTTTTTGTTATTAAAAAAAATATTTATTCAATCATGTTAGCGAAACCAACGTTTGTAAATCCTGTGGCTTATGACAATGGCGCTAGTACAGTTCGTGAAAAATTAAGAGATAAAATATTATTTAGAAGTTTTGATGGAGGTTTTAATACACAAATCAATGAAGCAGGAAAAAAAATAGAAGAGGATGCAAAAAAAGAATTTTTAAAAAAGTACCATTGTGAAGTAGATAAGCTGGCGGAAAATGTGAGCTGTGGTGATGCGGAGTACTGTCAGTGGATTTGCGACACATTTAAAAAACCCTGGAAAAAATTTGATAAGACATATTTTGTTGATTTTTTTTACAAGCGTAAAAAAGGCAAACCGGAAACTGACTTTTATAAAAAACCAATAGGGGCTATTATATATAGATCAAGAAATAGCATTGCTTCAAAAGTATTAAATTTACCGCGAGTCTGTGATAATGAGCCGTGTGTAATTCCAACGAGATTTACTAATGACTTGGACAGTGACGAAAAACCGTATAGGCTATATACTGGTGAAAGAAATAATATGGAACGTTATAATGATTTAAATGCTTATAGATTTATTAAATTTTGCTTTAAACCCGTTGAAACTGCTGTGTTAATATTAACGGGTGTTAACAATAATGTTATATTAAATAGCTATCAAAATGAAAAAAATTTACTCATAATGACCAAATTAAAAACATGGATTCCTTATCAACAATTACACTTTACATACGTATTTGACCAGGAAAGATATAGGACAAAGCACAATAATGAAATCAAGCAAGTGTCTGCGCGGTTATCCAAAATAAATCGACATTTTTTACCGCAATTTGAGTACATAAATGTTGGAAAGCATTGTGATACAGCGGTGCAGAATGTTTTACTGGTTCCACAGATTGCACAATTTTACGCGGAAAATCCATGTTTAGTTACTCCTGATGTGCAAAAAATATTGAGAGTTCAGCATGCTTGCTACGAAAGTCTTGTGCGAAGAACTGGGTTTTTTTATAAATTTATTGATCTTATTCCCATTGAAATTGATGAGTTAAAAATTAATGGTTTCATTGATTTTAATTGCATGAATACAAACCAATTTATCATAAACCCGGAATCATTTACAAAAGAATTGGGAAGTGGAACCTTTGGTACTGTATTTAAAGTACAGTTAATTGGTGAACCCAATTGGTATGCAATTAAATTTTCAAATAAATCTATGCAAGATGAATTTAATATGCAAGAAGAATTTCATAAAGAAGATTCAAGTTTTATTGATATGCCATTGTATGAGGGAGCATGTTATTTGTATAATAATAATTATAATGTTAAAGGTACTTTACATTATATTATTACTAGATTATATAATAAAGAGTCCTGTCCTAATGATGAAAATTGCCCTACGGACTTTAGTCGATTAACAACAATTCAAATAAGCGAAATAGCTGACAAATTAGAAAAATTAAATGAAATTGGGTTTGTACATAGAGATATTAAATGTAATAATATGATGATTGATTTTGATGGTAACCCAAAATTAATTGATTTTGGAATGGCAGAAATTATAGGGACTGATGATTATAAAGGTTACGACTCTTTAATGTTTTTACTACATTGTTGTAAAGATAATGTTCAGCGAGAATTTTCTAAAAATTTAGCTAAAAAATATTATAAAATGTTAGATAAGGTTCGATGGCTTCAAGAAATTAAAAAAAAAATATTTTATAAGAAAGACAAAGAAACCAAAATTAGAATTGAAAAATTATTCGCTGATCTTGCTGATGAATAAGTATAATAATAAATAAATTAAAGACATTTTTTAAAAAAAAAAATAAAAATAGAACAAAAATAAAAAAGGTAAAAAAAAGTGCCAATGAGTTTGTTAAACGAAATAACAAATTTTACACCGAATGGAGTAAACGTTGTCAAAGTATTTGATTTAGAACCTATCACAGATGATAATAAAAATCAATGGAACAAGGAAATTAAAAAGCTAGCGCGCTGTGTCAGTGATGGTAACAAAGAGCACTGTGAATGGATCATTGAAAAATTTACTAGGCTTTCTCCACAAGAAGAAAATGCACAACAAGTAGCTATTGATGAAAAATTAAATAAGTTAACTGAAGAACAATTGGTGTTAATAAATGAAACAGTTGTTGAAAACAATAAACCAAAAGCCGAACAAGACACAAGAAAAATAGAAAATTTAAATGGTAAAATTAATATAATAAATAAAAAAATTAATAATCTAAGGGGTTTACAAAGAAAGTTAATCAATTATAATACAGGAAGAGTCTATATATTTAAAGATAAATCAAGCAAGATAATTGGCGGCGTTTCACTACGACGAAGTTTAAATACAGATAATTTTGAAAATATCCCAGTACCTAAAAGCTGCAGTGACTTGTGCGCTGTTCCAATAGCCTGGACTAGCCTAAAAAAACGTTACCCGGATGGGAGAATAACAGAAGAAGACGAAATGTGCAGCACTACTAATGAATTAAATTTTACTAATACAGACATTAAACAAGGCTTTTTTATTTGCGCAAGACCAGGAAAAGAGTACTTGTTTCAAATAGGATTTTTAAAGCTTATGGAAAATTTAGGTAATTTTATTATATTTAAAAATGAATATATATTTAATGCATACGAAAGCGAGCAAGGTTATGAGCTAATGAACAGCATTGGTACATATTTAGTGCATCCTAAAATTGTTTATAAAAAAATGGAAGTGTACGAGCAAATATCAGTGCCGCTTAGTAAACTTAAAGTTAGTTTGCCCGTGAATAGCGACTATCTTTATCTTGGACATGAGCAGTCTGACATTGAAAAAGTAAGAAACCTTATAATGACACCGGAAATTATCCAATTTTATGTAGAGAATCCGTGTCTTGTAACATCCGAGGTGCGCCAGGCCCTGCGGTGCCTCTCGGTTTGCTATGGCATTGCAAAGCGAAAGACCGGTATTTTTGGAACATTGGACATTGACTTTACAAAGTATATTAACACAGATGATGTTGTAAACAATTTAGATATTGACTTTACTGAATTTTTAACAGAAATTTTTAAGAGCAAGAAAATGAAGTCCATTGTAAAAGAAAGGTACCAACAGAAAATAGGGTATACAAAACGTTTTTGGGATTTAGATTATGAAACAGAAAAAAAAGAAATGAAGCAAGAATTTTACCGTTTATTTGCTAAATTTAAAGGATTAAATGATGCGGCAGGCTATCAAAAAATTAAAGATAATCCTCAGCTACTAGAAGATATAATGATGATTAATTTTAATTTTAATTTTTTTACGTTGCCACAAAATGATTCTTATTTGTATAATAATATGATAACTAACGTATTGGAAACAAAAAAGACTAATATATGTTTTTTAACAAAAGAAGACAATAATTATGATTTAAGTGCTGTTAATTGTATAATTTATTTTATTTTTTCAATATTAAACAATGAAAACAATATATTTGATATTCTTGCATTATTTAATATTTTTGCAAACTATAAAATTTTATATAAAATAATTATAAGAATTTTTTTATTAAATAATTTTGAATGCACAAATAACAGTATTAAATTAACAGATATTATTAGCAGAGAAACAATTCAAAAAGTATTTGGTGATTCAGCCGATCCTATAGAAATTATGTATAAATTACTAGGTGATAGAGCTGGTGGTCTTATTAATAATAATAATCAGTTAATTTCTTGCCTTACAGAATTAGATAGTGCAAATTATCAAGAAAATAGAAGATATAACAACAATTTTAACTGTAATAATTTACAATTATACAACACTAGTACTATACCAAAAAGTAAAATATTGTATAATAAATTATTGCCTAATGCAAAGGCATTTATTGTAAAAGACAAAAAAAATCACTATACCTGTTATCGTGAAGAAAATAACAAATGGTTTCTCTACGATGACAGCAAAAAAGAGTTCGAAGCTATTGATAATATTAATAATGTAATAAGTACATTTACAGCCGAAAACAAACAAATAGTACTACAGTATGCTAAACCCTAAAAAAGCCTAAATATCTTCGCCATCGTCATCCTCATCGGCGCTTTCGTTATCGGCATCGGCACCCGGTGCGGCAAAAGCGCCCCGGGACTTCTTGGAGGGCGGCGGAATAGCCGCGGCAAACCCTAGACGATCGATGATGCGCTTGCGCCGCAGAATTGTGACGCGCGCACTCGAGTCGCTGTCGGCGCTCCAGGCCGCGCCAAAAATGGTGCCAAACTCACTGTCCAGCTCGGCGCCCACGGCGTTTACCATCGGGAAGAGCAGCATAAGCATCGCCGGGTCCGTGATCGGCACCGAGTCCGAGCAATACTTGGCGCAACCGGTAGCCCCGTGGGGCGCCGGTTTCCGCGAATAGCAGTAGATGCGCACCCCGGTGCTGGCGACGACAAAGTACACGGTCGAAGACTTGTGCTCGCGCCGCACATTCGGGCAGTAATGCGAGCCCTTGCCAAAGGCCCGGCACAGGAACGACGACCGTTTCTTAGTGGCCTTCGATTTTCCCTCATTAAAGATAACCTTGTTAATTACAATGCTTGCATATTCGTGACGTAATTTCCGCACAAACTCCTGGATAGCAGAGACCCGCGGGTCCGACTGTGAGACCTCGCGGTCGTGGAAGCGACCCATCGACTTTAGGTTGCGGGGCAGTAGGTTTACAAAGTCCTCGGGCAGCGCGAAGGCACCACAGGGCCTGGTCTCGCTGGTGAGGATCGTCGAGAGGAGCAAAGCGTACTCCGGGACGTTGCGAAAACGCTCGGTATTAGCCGCGGGAGTCGTCTCGCCGCCCTGGATCACCCAGACCGGCAAGTACTGGCGGCCCCGGCCACAGAGCGCGTAGCCCAGACCGTGGCACTCGGTGCAGCGCTCCGTCAGGGTGGCCGAGGAGCACTTGCAGCTGGAGCAGCGCACGCACTTACTGGAGCCGAGCATCCGGAGGCCCTTGCCGTTTCCGTAGACCGCCGTGTCGATGACCGAGGCCCAGGCAAGGGCGTCGGACTGCTGGGGACAGTGGCTGGTCATGTACTGGATCGCGTAGAGCACCAGGGAGTTGGCCTGCTCCTCGGTGACGTACAGGTTCGGGAAGACGAGGTGAATGCCGGTCTTAACGAAGCAGCGTTTCTGGACGGTGACCGGGGTCGGTTCGTCGCAGACCAGGACCGAGACGAGGCCCCGGCGAAGCCATTCGGTCTGGGAGTAGCCCGGATAGCAGGCCCGGACCGCCTCTTGGATGCGCAGTGCGACGCGAAACACGGCGTCCTGGTCCATGACTTCGCGGGCGGCGTAGTCAACGTCCAAGTAAAAAAGGAATATTTCCGAGCGTTTCTCGCAGAGAAAGAAGGGCCTGTTGCCACGGAGGTCGCGAGCCATCATGCGATACAGGGTCATGGAGTCGGCCTGGGTTTTAACGGCAAACATGCCGCCACGCAGCGACAGGTGGGTGGCCTCTTTGGAGTCCTTGGTGGCGAGTTTGCGGCGGCGAAGGTAGTGCTCGCAGTCGGTGCAATCCTCTTCGTCGAAAGCGGTGGACATGACGGCGGAGTAAATGCGCGTTCAGGCACCAAACAGGGTAAAAAAACCAAGGATTGTATTTTTTTTTAGGAAGTCCTAAGAAAAAAAACAAAGAGCTTTTCCTTTTTTTTCAACACAAAAACCCAAAAACCCAAAAAAAAAAAGTTGAAAAAATGACAAGCCTAGCCGACCAACTCATCCAAGCAATGCAAGCGACCAACTCAACAAAAATGTGCATCACTGCGCCCGCAGTCGGAGGCTTCAATGGCTACCAGCCAGCGATGCAATTCACTGTGGAGTTCATCAAGGGCGACGACAGCGCCAAACAGTCCGGCGAGAAGCGTCGACTCGAGGAAGCCAATGGGGGCGCCGATGGCTCCAGTGCTCAGCAGGGCGACGGCAAGCGCCGAAGAACCTCCAAGACCCGCCGCAGCAAAAACAAGGTCGTGGACTTCCCGGCGACCCTGGATAACTATGTGGCCCGGATCCGGGCGTTGCCCAAGGAGGAGTTCGAGGAGTTCGCCAATGCTTACCTGACCGACTACAAGCTCCACACAACGAACCGGACCGACTCGCCGGCCACAACCCATGTTTACCTGCTGGCGCAGATCGCCGAGGAACACGGCTACAAGCCCCGGGGCTTTGTGAGCTCTAACAAAAAGGACGGTAAATACATTGAGGCGCTTCCCGACGGTCTTTTGCGGCCCGAGGAGGGAGGCACCGCTAAGCTGGTCTATGTGGGCGACAAGAACCAGTTCACCGGGCAAACCGTGAGCAAATGGTCTTTGCGCCGGGAAGACAAAGTGATTGTGACTGCGGCGGTTGTGGGTGCTGCGGGTGCCGTTGCTAATGAATAAAAAAAAAAAAAATTTTAATTTAAATTTTATTCGTTATTTATTGCGTCTCTTTCCTTGATAATAGAGTTTTTAAAGTAGCAGAGGATGCAAATGTAGCCCGTCGAGTTATGGGGCTTGTAGTAGCGGGCCACCGAGTGGCACTGGCAACAGGTGTCCGCCGTAGTATTGGGTTCGGCGAGGCAGCTGGCGCAGCAGTAGAGCCAGGTTTTGCGGGACGAGACGAGCTTGGCGACTTTAGATTTTCGGCCGCAGAGGAGGCAATTGATATTCATTTTTGGTAAATTTATAATAAATGAAAAAAAAAAAATGAATAATAAAAAAAATGTCGGAAAAGGACGAGGTTTTTGTAACGGGCACTGTGGTCGGCGATGAGTCATCATTAAAGATCATTCAAGCCTCGGCGGGACTAGGACGTTTTCTAACGCTTGTGTTGCTAATTTTTTCAGTACTCACCGGGATCCTAATGATAATAATGGGAGTCTGTACGATTATGAGGCGCGACGAGCACTCGGAGAGCGTCGATGGTCAAGTCGTGTCGAGTAACTGTACTTCGATCGGTGCATCGGGTAACAAGTGCTTCGATGTCAAGGTAACCTACCAGGTCCCGGGAGACCCTACGCAAAACACTAGGCAATATACATTTTCAAGCATCGATAAAGAAATAAAAGCAGGAGACCCGATAAAATTATTTTATTACGCAAGTGACTACGGCAAAGTGGAGACGTGGAACTCGCGGCAGTACATCGAGGAAGGCATTGTGCTTATTGTCGGGGCCTTGGTCTTTGCCGGTCTCCTTGGCTTCCTCTACTACCTGGTAATAAAATTTGAAGTAGCGGCAGCCGTCGCGGGTCCCATTGAGCTGGCCGGGTTGCTGCTGTAGCCAATGTCCTCCTCATAGAGGCACACCATTTCGGCAAAGCTCGCGGCCGAGCACCTAGCCAGCTCCTGGTAATACGAAGCCTGGGACGAAGCCTGGGACGAAGCCTGGGACGAAGCCTGGGACGAATCCGGCGACAATGACATACTATTTTTTTCCTTAGAATTGGCGCAAAAGCGGTGAATGCGTCCAGATTTTTTTCCCAGGTAAACGAGGCGCATCTTGTGTCTCTTGTCCTTGAAAAAAAATGGAACAAAAGAAAAATAACAATAGGCGTCTTGTGTTTTCTGCCGGGGGACAACAGGGCGTCGCCTACATCGGCGTCGTCCAGGCGCTGGAGCGGAGGTTCAACTGCCGTTGCCTGACCCAGCACTACGGCTCCTTCGAGGGCACCAGTGTCGGGGCAATGACGGCCTTTCTGCTGTCACTGGGCTTTACGTCGCTGGACCTGCTGCTGCACTACCAGCGGGCCCCGGTCTTCAGTCCCGATATGAGCAAACTGCCCCGGAACTACGGTCTTTCGGATATCCGGAGCTTTGCCCAGCGGGTCATTGTGGATGCGCTGGTGCGCCGGGGCATCATAAAGACCGACGACGACGCCGATGCGCTGACGTTCCGCCGGCTCGTCGAGGCCACGGGAATCCGTCTCGTCATTGGGATCACTGTAATTGGCCGCGAAAAGACCGGCGGTAACCTGGAGCCCAGCGAGAACGAAGTGAGCTGCAGCGCCGAGACAACGCCCGAGTGGCCCGTGC